TTGGAATAAATCACAATGTCCACCTAATATAGTTAAAGGTGCTTTTAATACTAAATGGGAATATGTTTTTTGTTTTAGTTATAATAATAAAACAAGAGGTTTTCCTTGTTCGTGGCAAGGTAAATATCCAAATGTAATAGAAACAGTAAATGCAAGCCAAAATGAATTTGCATCAGTACATAAAGCTACTTTCCCAATGGCATTTCCAGAATGGGTTATATCAAAAATGGATTTTGCTAAATCTGTATTAGATATGTTTATGGGTTCTGGTACAACAATGGTCGCTTCTCACCAACTGAAACGCAAGTGTTACGGTATGGAACTTGATCCTAAATACTGCCAAGTTATCATTGACCGTATGCGCAAGTTAGACCCAAACATACCAATCAAGAAGAACGGAGTTGAATTAAAATAAACAGCGACAAATCAGCGATGCCAAAGCCAGAGAATATAATACCTCATAAATTCAAGAAAGGTCAGTCAGGCAACCCCAAAGGCCGCCCAAAATTGCCCGATTTAAAGGAAGCGATGGCAAAGATATTGGGTGAAGAGAAAGACGGCAAGATAGCACTCGAAGCGATATTGGCAGGGTTAAGAGCCAAAGCGGTAAGGGGTGATGCAAGGGCAGCGGAGTTGTTGTTGAAGTATACGTACAGGCAGCCGACACAGGAAATTGACCTTAAAAGCAACGGCAAAGAAATGCGGTCATGGACTGTGAAATCAGTGTAAACAATAAGTACATACCATTCTTATCAAACCAACAACGGTATGCAGTCCTCAAAGGGGGCGCAGGCAGTGGCAAATCAATCGCAGCCGTTCAAAAGATAATCCTGCGAACCACAACCGAACGTGGCCATCGTATATTGTGCATCCGTAAAGTAGCCACCACCATAAGAAATTCAATCTATCAGCTACTTGTTGACAAACTACTTGAATACGATATTTTCAATGAGTTCATCATCAACAAGTCCGAAATGCGCTTTACTCACGTTCCAACGGGCAATGAAATACTTTGTGCCGGGATGGATGACCCCGAGAAAATTAAATCAATTGCGGGCATCACATCCGTTTGGTGCGAAGAAGCAACCGAACTTGATGAATTGGACTTTAATCAGTTAGAACTACGTGTCAGGGGTCAAACGGCCAATTATAAGCAGTTTATCATCACATTCAACCCCATTAGTGAGCAACATTGGTTAAAGCGTAGGTTTTTTGACATTCCCGATGATGAGGTGTACATCCTGCACACTACATACAAGGATAATTCGTTCCTTGATGCCGATTACATCCATCACTTAACCGAGCGTGTAAAAGCCAACCCGAACTTGCACAAGGTGTACGTGCTTGGCGAATGGGGCAAGGTCGATTTCGGTGGCGAGTTCTTAAAAAGTTGGTCCACCATCAAGCACACAAGGCAAGTAAGCTATGACCCAACATTAGCCGTTTGGCTTTCATTCGATGAGAATGTTAACCCTTACTTCCCGTGTGGAGTGTTTCAAATTAGTGATGATAACGAGGTGCGAATGTTGGACTGCTTGGCATTGAAGAACCCCGACAACACGGTTAAAGCAATGGCGAGGGCGATACTGCAACTGCTACGGCATTGGAAGCACACAGGCCATGTTTACGTTTGTGGGGATAGCACCAGCCAAAAGGACGATGTGAAGCAGGAAAAAGGGTTTGACCTGTTTCGACTATTAATAACTGAACTTGATGAAGTTAAACCGATTAGGCGCGTGAGCAAGTCCAACCCGAATGTAAGACCGAGTGCGGATTTCTTCAATGCTATATTAGCGTACAATGAGCAAGGTATTTCATTTGTTGCGGATGAAAGTTGCCGTGTAGCCATATTGGACTTTGAAAACACCAAGGAAGACAAAAACGGCAAGGTTGACAAAAAGACCGTATTAGACCCAGTGACCAAAGTAAGTTATCAACCATACGGTCACATTGTAGACTTGACAAGGTATCTACTGACATCCGTTTTCGCTTCACAATACGCACGCTTCCAAACAGGCATCATCAAACCGTTGGTGGTTGTGGGCAAGGATGCGGAGTGGAAGTCAGCATCACGTTTTTAAAATAATTTTAGTTACATTTTACCACCATATCGAAATTTTCTTTATTATTTCGCATCATGGCACGATTTCTAAAAACCTCCGACTATCTTTCAATAATACAAACCGTTGACCTCAATCAAATTACCGAGAACAACCCGCAAAACTTGTACGATAGCGAGGTTAAAGCCATCAGCCGTATGCGCACCAAGTTAGTGCAACGCTACATGGTGGACATCGAACTCGGCACAATGGATGCCTACTACGCATCAACACACTACCGCACACGCGACAGAGTGATAGCAGGTGAGGTGATTACACACGTTAACGACTTCAATAGGTGGGATAACAAGACCGAATATTCAACAAGCGACATCGTTACAGACACGAACGGCTATGTTTACACGGCTATTGCACCAAGCACTAATCAACCGCTCACCAACACAACGTATTGGGCGAAAATGATAAACGTGCCGACTTCCAACGCGACCTATTGGACTGCGGGTGACAACAGATACCCGATGTTTGTGGAGTTAGCTATGGACATGACATTGTACAACCTGCATGCACGCATCAACCCGAGAAACATTCCCGAGTTAAGAATAGAACGCAACCGTGAAGCACTCGACCAATTAGACCGTTGGGCAAGCGGAACAGACACGGCAGAGGTGTTGAATATCAACTCAACCGATAGCACCGGGTATTCAATCCGCTACGGTAATAGTTTAGACAAACAAGATAATTTCTTCAAGTAATGGCTTGGTACAACAACATATTTAACTTCAACAAACCGCAACCAGAGCGCGCGAACATTCGCAAGACAATCGACTTTGAGCAGCAGTTGCAACGTGTTCGCCAAGATGCGACCAAGTTCAACATAGCCGTTCAAGCGGCTGAAAGTCCGATGTACCCGAATAGGTTTCTGCTCATGCAGACCTATCAACAAATCGTGTTAGATGGCCAAGTGCAATCAGCAATGTTGCAGCGTAAATCAAAGGTGTTGTGCAAGCGTTTTATGGTGTGTGGTCCAGATGGCGAAATGGATGAAACCAAAACCGCTTATTTCAATCAAAAGTGGTTTTATGATTTTCAAAACCTTGCGTTAGATAGTATTTTTTGGGGGTTCAGTTGTGTTCAATTTGGCGCAATTATGAATGATAAGTACACGAGTGTTGACCTTATACCGCGCATTTATGTAGTGCCTGAATTTAGTTTAGTAAGAACAAACACGGCAACGGTAACAGAGGGCAAACACTTTGATGAAGCACCATACAACAACTGGTGTATAGGTGTAGGCGAAAAGAAAGATTTAGGACTATTGATGTACCTTGCACCATACGTTATTTGGAAGAAAAACGCAATGGCAGCATGGGCGGAGTTTGCAGAGGTGTTCGGCAGTCCCATCCGCATAGGTAAAACAGATGTACGTGATGAATTGACCCGCAAAAACATGGAAAATATGTTGCGCAATATGGGTGTTGCATCGTGGGCAGTGTTGGACTTAAACGACAACATAGAGTTGATGCAAGCAAGCCGAACGGATGCCTATGCAGTGTTTGATAAGATGGTGGAAAGATGCAATAGCGAAATCAGCAAAATAATATTAGGGCAAACAGGCACAACCGATGAGAAGAGTTACAGCGGGAGTGCAAACGTACACGAGGGAGTGGCTGAAATGATTGCCAAGCAGGACACGTTAAAAATGCAGTTCATCATCGAGGACCAACTTGTGCCGATGATGATACGCAACGGCTTCGACCTCGCTGGATGCACATTTAAGTATGATGATAGCGAAAGTTTACCGTTAGCAGAGCAAGCGAAAATTGATGTATCATTCTTACAAGCGGGCATCAAGTTAGAGCATGAATATTTAGAACACAAATATGGTGTTGAAATAGCAGATGAAATGCCCGAAGCCGATGAAGAAGAAGAAGTAATCGAGATTGAAAACAAACTGCGTAACCTATACAAATAATGTGCGGGTATTGTGACATACTGAATATCGATAAGGAAGTTGACCCACCGACACCGTTCAATGAGAATGATTTTAATCAGTTTTCAAACGATGTATGGATAGGAGCCGTAACTCCTGCTCAACTTCCGCAAGGTATTTATTTAAAAACTGCGAAATATTTAAAAGATGGCATCGACCTTGCGCCAGTTGTGGATGAGGTGTTGACTGCCGACTTGCTGAATAATATTTACGTGTTTAGCGGAGCGAAGACGTATCAATCAACAAGAACATTAACGGCTTTATTGTCTGTACCCGAATATCAATCTAACTTTTACGCATTTAAACGGGCAGCCGAACCGTTCTACAACAAAATGTATCAAGACTATTTACAAGCCGAATACCAAACCGCCAAAGCATCGGCAAGGATGGCCTCGGATTGGAAGCGCATAGAAATCGATAAGGATGTGTTGCCGTTACTGAAATACCAAACCGTTGGCGATGGCAGAGTAAGGCCAACTCATCAGCAACTTGACAACATCGTGCGACCTGTGAACGACCCGTTTTGGAAGCAATACTATCCACCAAACGGTTGGAGGTGTAGATGTACCGTAGCGCAGTTAGCCGAGGATGAAGAACCGCTAACGGATATGAGCGGGTTTACACCGCCCGATGATGTACCGCCATTGTTTAGAATGAATGCGGGCATTGATGGCTATGTTTTTAAGACCAAGGGCAAAGACAAGCACCCGTATTTTGATATTGCAAAGGAAGACAAAGCGAATGCAAAGGTTAATTGGAATTTACCACCGTTATCAACAACACCGAAGCCTGCACCTATTATTGAAGTGCCAAAAGTTCCAAATCCGTTTAAACCTACTGAAACATTAAAAGCATGGGGTGTTGAATTGGATGAAAGAATGTTTGATATGTTAAATGCTCCAATAACATTGCAAGAAAGTAAAAAAGGAGCATACGCAAATTGCTTTAAAAATGAGGCTCATATTGACAAAGGTAGCAGATACCAAAGAAGCAAAAGATATCAAAAAAGTATTTATTACCACGAAATAGGGCATATTATTCACTATCAAAAAGGGATAATAAAACCGCAATGGATGGTAAGTGAAGAATACGCAAATCATTTTAATGATTTAAAAAAACTTATAGGAAAAGATGGTGAAAAAATACAAAATAATTTAAACGCAATTGTTAAAAAGGCTTATGATTTAACAAACGAAGCGGAAAGATTAGTATATTTGAAAAAATACAATTGCGAAAATATAGGTGATATTACAGATATAGCAAGTGCCACGTCAGATGCGCTTATGGCATTAACTAACGGCAAGTATGGCGCAGGGCATACCAAAGCATATATGAAAACATTAGGAATGAAAGAGGCTGAAATGTTTGCGCATTCTATGGAGAATTTTTTTAGCGGCAATGAAATTTTTGAGGAAGTTATGCCAGAAGTATTTAATGAAAGTAAAAAATACATACAATCACTTTTGAAATGAAAAAATATTTAGAAAAATACCCAACTGAAAAAGACAATATTGATGCTTTAATATTTGCATTTGGAATTGATAAAACCGAAGATATTTGCAACGAGGCTTTGACGCTAAATAAAAAAATAGAAGTTACTAATGATTTGGAGCTATTGGATTTAACCAATTACGAATTTGTTTAAATGAGCAAGAGCAATAAATTCAATATGAAAGGCATGGAGCAGAAAGCGCGCAAAGCGTTGGAAAATGCCGTGGTTGAGGTCGGTAACACGGCTAAAAACTTCTTTGTTGAGAATTTTAGAAAGCAAGGGTTTGATGATAAAACGGTTGAGAAGTGGGAAGCGAGAAAGAAAAAAGAGCGCAAAGGTAGAGGCAGCAAGAAGTCCGCAGCAGAATTAGGAACGGTAAGAAGCGTTAAGGCAGGTCGTGCAATATTAGTCAAAACAGGCGATTTAAGGCGGTCAATTATTCGTGTACCAAACAGAGCAGCATTGAATGTTAAGATACAAACTGATTTGCCCTATGCAAAAATACATAATGAGGGCGGTATAATTAACAAAGGCGAACAAACAGGTAAAATATTATCATTTAACAAAAAGGGTAGATTTACAAAACAAAAAACAGAAAAACAAAGGGCAAGAACATCATACCAACAAAAAACAACTATTGGTGCGCATACAATCAAAATACCGCCAAGACCTTTCATCGGTGACTCATACAACCTAAACGAGAAAGTAAAAGCGGTTATTGTTAAACGATTAGATAAGATATTTACATAATGCAATTAGCAATCTATAACGCATTAAAGGCACGTATAAGCACACTTCAGTCATTGAAGTATGTTGCACTATGGAACAACCAATTTGAGCGCGAGGATGTAAACGTTCCGTTTAACTACCCGTGTTGTTTCATCGAGTTTCCTGCGGCTGATTACATCGAAAATTTGCAAGGTCAACAACAAGGCACAATGACCATTGCTTTGCATTTGGGTTTTGAAAGCTATAAGACCGAAGACACCGACATATTGCAGTTAAAACAAGACCTCAACCAACTCGTTCACGGTTGGTCAACTCCGTATAACTCACGGTTCCTGCGCAGAAGTGAAGTGCAATCAGCCGACCATACGAACATACAGGAGTTTATTATTACCTACACAATGCAGGGCTTTGATTACTCGGCAAGCAGCGCACCAACAACAGAAGCATTGGTTGCAACGCTCATCACTAACAATGACCCGCAAATGGAGGATGACATCATCCGCAGCGGAAGCATACCCGATGCCGTTGTGTTGGCAAGTGAATTAGGTTATCAACTATTAAGCGAACAAGGTTATCAACTAATTATACAACAATAAAAATGGCAGAGCAAAAAATATCCGAACTACCAGCGGCAACAACGCTAACAGGCACAGAGAAAGTAATCGTAAACCAAAACGCACAAACATCATTGACCGATGTGAATGCCGTTGTGGCCTATACACTTGCAGGTGGTTTGCCTACAAAATTTGCAAAGGTAACTATCACATCAACGCAATTGTTGAATTTATTTACTACACCGATAACCATTGTACCTGCACAAGGTGCAGGCAAGGTAATTATACCGTTTACGGTGTTGTTGCGTTATCGTTTCGGCACAATCGAATACGCAACAAACTTGAACATTACACTATCACCTAACAACTCATTGTATCAAGTAAATTACAATAGTGCGATAGCGGGCAATCAAGACAGATTTAGCAGCCGAAGCATCACACCAACGGTGTCGTTAGCGGGTTCAATTGTTGATGATTTACCGCTTACTATTGGTGCGCAAATCGGCAACCCAACCGCAGGAGATGGGCAATTAGATGTGTATGTTAGCTATTACGTTTTAACACTATAATAATGGCACGCACCGTACAGCAAATAAAACAACAAATGTTGGATGCGAAGAACGCAGACCCAACATTGTCAACATTGACCTCCACAAGTCAAACCGCGAAATGGAACTTATATTATTTCATAGTAGCATCGTGCATAGCCATATTTGAGCAGTTGCAAGACCTATTCAAAGCGGATTTAGAAGCCATAGCAAGCACGGCAGCACCAAGCACACCGCAATGGACACGTAACAAGGTGTTGAAGTTTCAAACGGGTGATGTAGCGGAGTTGAACACAAGCACGTTTGTGATTGAATACCCAACGGTTAACACGGCAAACCAAATACTAACACGATGTGCAGTAATAACCGCGCCAAATAGAACGGTATTGATTAAGGTCGCAAAGAACGACCCGCCTGTGCCTGTATCATCGGGCGAGTTAGCCGAGTTGCAGTCGTATGTTGAAACGTTCAACCCTGCGGGCATAGCGTTTAGCATCATCAATGAAAACAGCGATAAGATGGCGGTTGAAGCTACTATCTATTACAACGGTCAATATTCGGCAGTCATACAAACTAACGTAGAAGCGGCATTGAACAACTACATGGCTAACTTACCATTCAATGGAGTAATTACAACACAAGCCGTTGTTGATGCGATGCAAGCGGTTGAGGGTGTGACTAACGTATCATTGAGCCGCATACGAGTAAGGCGCAACACAATATCGTTTGCGAATGCTATTAACCTATACAGATTGTCAACAGGTGTCGATGCCGTGCAATATCAAACGTATTCGGGATATGTTGAAGAAGAAACCACATCGGGCGCAGCATTTGCGGACACTATAACCTATCAAGTACAATGAGTTTCATTATAAATACAGATTTGTTTGCGGTCAACTTCCTACCCGTTAAGAAACGGTTAGATAAGTACAAGGCATGGACTAAAACACTACTCAAACCGCTTCAAGTGCTATACAACACCATGTTTGGCACATTTAAAGATGGCAACACGGCTGCGTTGTGGATACCTGCCACAACCTATGCGGTAGGTGACCAAGTGCAGTACATTGACAAGGCCGTTTATGAGTGTTGGGTAGCTAACACGGGCGAGTTGCCAACTGATATTAGTTTTTGGTTTAAAATACAAGACAAGTTTGTAGGCATCGAACCGCGCATGAAGTACAATGCGCAGCACTTGTTGTTTGAATACGCACTCAATGAATGGTTCGGTACTACGTTTGTGAATGTACCGGGGGCGAGTGATATTTATATTGACAATTTCGCATCGGGCAGCAACGTGTTCTATGTTGGACTTGATGATGTTGATAGCAGTCAAGTTGTATTTAGCAACGGTCAAGCGGATAGGTTCATACACGCGCAAAACATTACCAACACGGGAAGTGAGTTCGATATTTACGTGCCTATTGCCGTGGCGAATGATTTAACCGTGCCACCTGCAACCGATATAGCACCCAACATCAGTCCAAACAACGAAAATATCATTAGGCAAATAGCCGACCTATACACATACGCAGGCATCAATTATCAAGTAATTACATACTAACATACAATGAAGAAAATAAAAACAACAGACATTACGGTATCGAGCGCGATGCCGTTAAAAAAGGGCAGTTTAGACCATTTGCAAGCAGCATACATTGAAACAATACAAGATGTGAACAAGGCATATTGGGCGGGTGATAGAGTAGGCACACAACCGATGGCATTGCACGGCTTAATTAATAGCGGTTCGGGGAGTACATACACTATCAGCGCAGGTGCATTGATGTTAGACACGTATGCAGAGGTGTTCCGTTGTGATGCTCAAACAGTTACCGTTAACGTTGGTCAAGTGCTTGTTGGTACTATTACAACAACATACTTAACCGCAACCGATGCCGACCCCGTAGAGTTCAGCGACTCGACATCAAACAACGTGCATGAGATACGTAAGATTGTTTGGTCAAGTGCTATAATCAATAGCGGTACGCTTAACTATTCGGACTTGTATTTTAGAAATAGTTTTGATGATAGGTCAGCAACATTATCGGGTGATTTGAACGCATGGACACTTGGCACGGGTTCAGTATCGTACAATCAATTAACA